GATCAGCGGGTTCCTCGTCATCCGCTGGAGCGAGTTGATCCGCGACGGCTCGAATAGCATCGGCTTGGTCTGGAGTTAATGTTACTGTGACGTCTTCGCCACCTTCATCTCCGAGCTCATCATCAAGACCAAGATCATCGCCTGGTAATGTGTCTATACCAAGCTCATTTTCGAAATCATCGTCTTCACCCATTACTTGCTCGTAGAGCTTATCAAATATTGACTTATCTTCTGACATAATATTACCTTTGTTACAATTATTTATACTCTCCTTAACAACTTTCTTCTCTTTTTTTACTTTTTTGTCGTCATCCTCTTCTGCCGCCTCAACAGGCTCCTGTAAATCTTCTTCTGCTTTTTGCTTTTTAGGCTCAGCACCATCTACTACAACCTCATCTGTTGGTCGTTGATTCTTCGAATTTAACTTCACTCCAACAGATTCATCTGGCTTCTTATGATCTTTACCAGGCTCGTTTTTTTCACGAACCCTATATTTACTAGAAGCCAACCGGTCTTCATATTCATCCATAATATTTGCGTCTACTTTAAAATGATCCATTTTTTTGTCCTTTTTTTCCTTTAATGTAACTAACTTCCTTTCAAACTTAACTGACTCTTTCGCTTCGCCCCAGGACATGCTCGATGTCTTTGCAACATTATCTCTTTTAACTTGAATTCCATCACCCGCCAGCTCGGCGGCTGAAACCCAGTCTCCATCAATACTAAGAATTACAAAATCTGAACCTTCACCTTCAACCTCCACTATATCTCCAACCTCTAATGGCTCATCATCTAAACGATCACCACTATGACGACTAAGATCAGGTAATCCAGTTTCTTTTACTGAATCATGAGCTAGATGAACATGTGCTCCATCATCGTCATGACCCTTTCTCTTTTTCTTTTTTCTTGTTGCAATTTTATGCAAAAGAGCTCCGCCCACGATCCCTGCGCCGACTCCCAATGCATCTATCTCATTTTTAATAGACGCTTTAATTTCTTTATCTTCAGTAACAAGTTCTTTTGGCTCTTCAACCTCTTCAGTAGTACCTGAAACCGTAGCTTTTACAAAAGCGTCATTAATAGAGTTTAAATCTCTGCCGGTCATGTAAATATTTATAGTGCCGAGGCTAAAAAAAGACGATAAATTTTATTTAGGTAATACAAACCTACCTAACCCTGATATGGAGTTTGAGTGGACTCCGGAGATGGTAAAGTCGCTCAAAAAAGCAAGACAGAATATTCTTCACTTTGCAGAAGAATTTTTTCACATTGTAAATCTTGATCAAGGTAAGATGAAAATACAGTTATATCCTTTTCAGAGAAGGATATTACGTAGTTTAAGAGATAATAGGTTTGTAGCCTGTCTAGCTAGTAGACAAACCGGAAAAACTACTATGATGACAATTTATGCTTTATGGATTGCTTGTTTTGAAGACGATCAACGTATATTAATTGTTGCTAATAAAGAGCAGACTGCTATTAGTATTTTTGGAAGAGTTAGACTTGCATATGAAAATTTACCAAATTATCTCAAACCCGGTGTTGTAGAATACGGTAAGACTTCTATGAAATTAGCAAACGGGAGTAGTATTGGTATTAGTACAACAAGCTCAGATGCTGGACGAGGAGAATCTGTTAATGTATTAATTCTAGATGAGTTAGCGTTTATTCCAAATAATCTTGTTGAGCAATTCTGGAGTTCAGTATATCCTATTATTTCCTCATCAACAAAATCTAAAATATTTGTAGCGTCTACTCCCAACGGTAGTGGTAATTTATTTTTTACATTATACACAGAAGCAGAAAAAGGAACAAATAACTGGAAAGCAGAAAAAATATTATGGCACGAAGTCCCGGGTAGAGATGAACAATGGAAAAAAGATACTATAAAATCTATAGGTAGTGAAGAAGCCTTTGCGCAAGAGTTTGATTGTAAGTTTCTTGATACTGGTGACTCCTTTATCGATGAACTCTTTTACGAGAAGCTGGCCGCTAAGACAAAAGAACCTACATATATGTTTGATGATGGATGTTATAGTGTATGGGATGAACCAGATAAAGATCATTTATATACTATAGGTGTTGATGTAGCAGAAGGTGTTGGCCAAAATTTTAGCGTTATACAAGTTTTAGATATAACTGATTTACAAGATATAAAACAAGTTGCAGAATATGCATCTAATGAAATTAACCCATTTGAATTTACTACTAAAGTTCGTGACATATGTTATCACTGGGGCGCACCTCCTGTATTAATAGAAAGAAATAATTGCGGCAGTCAAGTTGTAGATAATTTATATCACCAATATAATTACAGAAGTATAGTTAATTGGTCTCCTAAAATAGGTCAAGTAAAATATGATAGACTAGGAGTATATGCTCATACTAATACCAAGTATAAAGGTATAACTAATATGAGATATTGGATTAATGAACTTAAATGTGTTGATATAAGATCAAAACCCACTATCATAGAACTGAAAAATTTTGTACGATACCCTAATGGGTCTTGGGCAGCTCAGCCTGGGTTTGATTATGATGATAGAGTTATGGCAATGGTCTGGGCATTATTAATATTAGAAAATAGCGTTATACAAAAATACTATAGTGTAACAGAAATTGATGATAATCAACGACCCGCAAAAATAGAATTAGGTCCATATATTGATCAAAAGTTTAGCAATTTTCTGCAAGATTATAAAATGCAAAATATTGATGATACATGGAACCCTCCGCCAGTTCACTTTGAAAACATAAATATTTTAGGAGAGGATGAAGGTCCTAATTATAACTCAGATATGGAAGAAATGCAAAGAGCAGGATATGTTAGAGTATGAATCAAGCACCACTTAATAAAAATAGACAAGATAAATTTATTTTAGTTTTAAATTTGCCTGAAGGTATAAAAGAAATTGTAGATAATATTTCTAGAAATACAAATAGAATTGACGCGAACAGTTTAGAAATAAGTATTGCCGGAGCCGTGACTCCAACCATAAGTATACCTGAAAAAACTCTTCCATATGGCGCACAAACTATAAAAGTAAGCTCACACGCTCGTCCATCATATGATCCCTTAAGTATAGATTTTAAAGTCGATAATGAATTCAAAAATTATTGGGCAATATATAAATGGCTTGATATTATTAATGACGTAAAAACTGGGGCATTTAATGAAGATGAGATTATAAAATATCCACAACCCAATCAACAACTTCCAATATATTCCTCTAATTTAACTGTATACGGTTTAGATGAATATGAGAATAGAAAAATACAATGGGATTATATCGGAGCATTTCCAACTAGACTCGCTGAAATAAATTGGGATTATACTAGCGAGGCTGAAATTATTTCTTCTGCAACTTTTGAATTTACAAAAATAGAATCAAAATTAATTTAAGAATATTTATCACCAAAAATAACTCATGGCGACATTAGTCTTATAAGAACAGTCCGGCATTTTTCTAACAATTTTTTTAAATTCCTGTTCGGTAATATTACCCTGTTTCCATGATTCACCTTCAATACACCCAATCATTGTATTAGTTCTATCTTGTATAGATTTTACATACATAGATGCCGCAAACATTTCATCAGGGTTCCCTGTATCAAACCATGCATAATTACTATTTAAACTATTATGCCATAATAGATCATCCTGCAAATAGCTTTTATTTAAATCAGTGATTTCTAATTCACCTCTAGGAGATGGTTTTAAATTTCTCGCTCTTGCTCCAGCAGTATTATCATAAAAATAAATACCCGTTACTGCATTATTACTTTTTGGCGTATCTGGTTTTTCCTCTATTGAAAGAATTTTACCTTCATCATCAATATCAATTACACCATACTCACTAGGGTTTGAAACTCTATAACTAACAACACAAGCCTTATGACCATTAAGAGTAGGTTTTCTTATACCCGTAAAGATATTGTCTCCTAAGATTAAACACACATTATCATCCCCTTGCCATCCCTCGGCAATAATTAATGCCTCAGCTATACCAGCCGGGGTCATTTGTATCTTAAAATTAAAATTAATTCCTAAATATGGTCGATTTCTATCTGCGCTATGAACACCGCTTGGCCCAAGTGCCGTTTGATTAAACAAATGTAATAAATGAGGATATGCGTGAGCATTAGTAATAATCATTATATCTTTAATGCCTAATTTAATTAAAGTTGATAGAGGATAATAGATAGTAGGCTTATCGTAAATTGGAAGAAGTTGCTTTGAGACAGTTTTTGTACAAGGATAAACTCTCGATCCGGTTCCTCCAGCTAAGATGATGCCCTTCATATATTTATATTATAATGCATCTTTCGCCAAATCAACTAAAATATGTCAGCGGAAAACAATAAATAATTGTAAAGGTTTTACTATGAGTAGACGAACAATTCAATCACCAGGAGTAGAAATAAGAGAAATTGACTTGACGCAACGGCCTGCCGCGCCAGTCGGTACGAGTGTATTTGTTGCTGGATTTTCCAATCAAGGCCCTACGGACGAAGTTTTTAATGTAGGGACATTCGCGGAATTTGAAGAAATTTACGGCAAACCTACAAACGCTGCCGAGAGATATTTTTATCATTCTACGCGACAAGTCTTTAATAGTGATGCAAATGTTTTTGTGTCCCGGTTACCATATGGCAACAACACCGGAGATAGAAAATATTCTGCTCTAGTTTATCCAGCGGTGGGCGCAAAAACAGCTACCATCACAGCTATTGATACTACCAATGGCTCTTACATCGATCTTTGTACTTCAGAAGGCACGGGGATTTCAGTCACAGACACTCTTTCAACTGATACTATTAATATTGAATTAGTGATGAAGGATTCTAATGACAATTTATCTTTTGTTAATACTTCGATGACCGGTCTTAGTGGCATGCTCGCCGACTCACCAGATTCAACGGCAGTATTTCGATTATCAGCGGCCAACGCCAGTGCGTTCGGTAAAGATGAATCAGTCACTGCAGTCAGTGCTTATTCAGATACTTCTTTTGTTGATAGTATAACAGGTAAAACTCTCGTTACTGGTCAACTACAGAGCGATGAGGTGACAAACCTTTCTGGATTAAACACTTCTTTAAGTGGTTCTGATTATTATGTACTTGGATCTCCTACTCTTGTTGAGTTAACCGAAGCTCAATTTAATACTGCAAGTAAAGGTAATATAGATTGGACCGATGCTGGAAATGAAGGTGACGATGCTGAATTTACTGGTGATTTTACAAGCATAGGTGGTGCTGGTGTTATTGTACTAAATAAAGGAGCTACAATAACTAATAATAATTTTGAAGGTTATTATGTTGGAACAGCTGATGGTTCTAATAGTAATCCTGCAACTAACTTTGATACAGTAAATGCAGTATATACTACTACTAGTAATGCTCCAGTAGCATCTAGTGGTTATGCAACAGTCCCAGGATCAAGAGTAGGATTTAATTTAACTAGCCTGGCTACAGAAGAAAAGAGTAGTACAAGTAAAACTTTAGAAACATTTTCTAAATTTGATATTGATGGTCCAGAATTTCTCGACACCATAAGTTTCGGTGTTTTCAAAATTCGAAATACACCGTTTGCTAATTCTGAATTAGAATTAACTAATTTCTTAGCAGAAGGATATACTGGATCTCTTAACTCTAGACGGAAAGTCCAAAACGAAAACGGCGGTCAACAAAGATCATTTTTCCTTGAAGATCAAGATGATAGATCACCAAATGTTAAGATTTTAGTAAATCCATCTATTAGTGAATACAGCGGAGATTGGACTTCAACAGAAGGAGACGTTCCAACAAAGACAGTTCGAGTCGCGCATTCTAGTAATACAAACGCAGCGATTTTAAATGGTTTAATGAGTTCTGGTAGTACTTTAGACGGTAATCCAGCTTTTAACTATTCTGTAATACAAGGATTATTTCCATTAGGTGTATATAATACAACTAATAATCTAACTAAAACTGTTGGTAGTATTCCTGATAAATTAGATAGAATATTTGAAATTGCTCAGAATGTTGATGTATTTACTATTGACGTTTCTATTGAAGCAGGGTTAGGTACAATACATACATTTGCGACAGCCAATACCCAAGAATTTGTTGATACAACTTATCAAGATGTTGGTGGAACAAGTACAGGGTTCTTTACACCAGATCAAAATATGTTAGGATCAACCTACATAACTCAAAGAGATAATTATAGAACTATTTTTAATAGATTTGAGACATTTGCTCGACAGACGAGAAAAGATCATATCTTTATTGCTGATGCGCTTAGGCCATTAGTTGTACAAGGTGACGCCGGTAAGGTTCTTGATGATAAAACTAAAAACTTTAGTAAGCATGTATACTGGCCGTTAAGACATCAATTTGGTGTTGCTAACAGCAACTTCGCTACAACTTACGGTAACTGGGCAAAAGTCTGGGACGGTACAAGTGGTAAACAAATCTGGATTCCGTTCTCTGGTGTTGCAGCTAAAATTTATGCTAATAATGATTCAAACTTTGCACCATGGTACGCTCCAGCCGGGTTTAACCGCGGCGTTGTTACAGGTGTAAACGACATTGCAGTTAGCCCGACACAGCGGCAAAGAGATCAATTATATAGGATTGCTATTAATCCTGTTACACAATTCCCAGCTGAAGGTATTGTTGTATTCGGTCAAAAGACATTACAACGGAAACCCACGGCATTTGATAGAGTTAATGTTCGTAGACTATTTCTTGATTTAGAGAAAAGAACAAGGCAGACCTTGAAATTCTTTATCTTTGAACCTAATACGTTCTTAACAAGGACTAAGGTCGTTAATACATTAACACCGATTTTTGAGAACTGCAAACAAACAGAAGGTGTCTATGATTACCTTATTGTTTGTGACGAAAGGAATAACCCTGCTAGTGTTATTGATGAAAATGAGTTGAGAGTAGATATCTATTTGAAGCCAGTTCGCGCAGCAGAGTTTATATTGGTTAACTTTTACGCTGTTAATACAGACGTTAACTTTGAGGAGATAGTTGGGCAATAAATTAAAGTAAAAACTAAATAATTATAACATCATGGCTGATATTAAACAAACAATTCAAGATTTTTATAAGGTAGCACAAACAAGAGACTTTGCACGTGACTTCCAGTTCCGCGTATTAGATGTTGCTAACAAAGGTACCCCCGTGTTTACAGAAGACGATTTAGTGTATGCCACAGCAGC